CCACAGCATCGGCGCCGTCTTCGGTCAAAATGCCAATGGCGTTAGGCGCCATGGCTGCAAAGGTTGTTTTGCCAATCTTGCCTTGGCCCACCACCACAATCTTGGGTGAGCGCACACGTTTGGTTTTGGAGATGGATGATAGATCGAATGCCATGTTAGTCTTTCAGTTCAATGGATGGTTTTGCGGGTTTGCTTGTGATGAACACTGCCACCTTGTTGTAGGCGGCAGGGTCAATGTCTGCGAGGGCGCGAAGGAATGCCAGGTTAACTTCAGCCTTCCAGCGGAATGCGTTCTTGGCGTTGGTTGGCAAGTCTTCGTAGTCGGCGGCCAACTGGTCAGAGTTCACCGTGCGGTTGAGTTTCCAAGTGATCGTAAACTCTTCGTCGTTGTGTGTGCCTTCGTTGCTTTCGGGCTTGGCAAACTGGTCTGTGATCAGACCCTCAATGCGCAGGCGCTCGGCTTTGGCTTCGGTTTCGGCCTGCTTGGCCATGCGCAGCTGTGCTGCCAGTTCAGAGATCGTCATTTTTAAAGTCCTCAAGTGCGGTGGTTGTAATGTGGTCTACAAGGTACTGCAAAAGCAAGTGGCCAATGTCAACGTCAGTGCCTTTAACGTAGGCGTTAACCAGTTCCAGATTCTCAGACGTGCCAGGCTCGTTAAGTAAGCCACGGCTGTCGCGTGAGCCTTCTTCGTCTGGCGTGTACTCCAAAAAACAAACCAGATCGACGCCTTCAACTTCGCAAGCGTACTCGGTTAGCCCTTGGGGGCAGGCGGGTGTAAGTTTCATCGTGGTGCGTCCTCAAAGTTGTCAGGGTTGAATTTAGGCTGACGTTGGTCTTTGTGCTTGGGGTTTGGAAATGGTGGGAATGGCCAGTTCATGCTGACCACCATGCAACCAGTAAGGCGGCCAAGCTGATGCCAATGGCGAGGGCTGTGAGAAGGTCAAGCCCTGCTTGTGCGCGGGCGGTAAGCCTAGCGCTTTTGACTTCGGGGTAGTAGTAGTGTTTGTGGTGTTTCATGTTGTGCTTTCGGGGGCTTTCGCCCCGTTTGGTTGAATTAGGCTGCGGCTTTCTCGGCAAACAAGCGCTTGGCTTCTGTGCCCTGATCGACATACTCGTCAGAACCGTAAGCTGGATCGATTTCGTCCCAAAATGTGGGTGACAAAGATTTGCCGGCTTTTAGTGCCTGGTTAACGCGAACGGCTAACTTGTGCGCTTTGGAAATTGCTTGATCACGGAGATCGGGAAAATAAGATTCGCCAGACTCAGGGCAAACAACTTCCTGAGTGCCATTGAAAATGGCTTGATGACGGAAGCGGCGGCCAGCTTCGTTTTCTATGATTACATAAAATTGTTCGGCAATGAAGGGACGACCATCGCAAGAGTAACCGGCGTTGTACATGTCACTCCAAGGGTAAGCTGTGTAAGTTGCGTTCATTTTGTGTTTCCTTTGGCCTTTCGGCGTGATGGACAGAGAACCAATTTCCCTGCCACGGTTTGAATTCTAGCGAGTTGCTAGATGTTGTCAAGCCCTTTGCTAGAATTATTTGCATAGGTGTTTTCCCTATTGCCAAAAAAGTCTATCAATGTGCTAGAGTCGATGTCCTATGAACACACAAATACCACCAGACGAGCGCCGACAACTGGCAGAAAAAGTTGGCATAAATGAGCAGTATCTCTACCAGTGCCTGACAGGCCGGCGGGAGATGTCAGCTTGGGAGGCTGTTCGGGTAGAGCAGCAGACTGAGGGGCGGGTGAACCGCAAGATGGTGTGCCAGGGAAGTTGGCAGTCTATTTGGCCAGAACTGGTGGAGGCCAAGGCATGAGCAATTTAACTTCTATTTTTCCCAACGGCTTCGCTGCTGCAACAGAAAGCCAAGACCTCATCAACCCAGAGGAAGGGTTTCGCCGTCATTGTGAGGCTGCGGGCCTTGTGATCAAAGACCAGATTGTGGCAGATGGTGAGATTCACAGGGTGGCTCACATCTCTTCCAAGAAGGGTGCATTGGATGGTTGGTACATCTTGCACACCAGTGGCAAGGTTCCTGTAGGCATTGCAGGGTGCTGGAAAGAGCCAGTATTTGAGAGCAAATGGGTAGCAGATACTGGCCGTGCCATGTCGTTCACTGAGCGCTTTGAGCATGATAAGTGGGTAGCTGAAGTTAAGGCCAAGAAGGAAGCTGACAGGATAGCCTCGCAGGCCGTGGCTGCCGAGCGTGCAGAGGATGAGGTTGGGACGTATGCAGATGCGTCTGATGACCATCCCTACCTTGTGCGCAAGCACATTGGCGCCCATGGGATCAAGATTGATCGTGCAGGCAGACTGGTTGTGCCTGTGATCAACCAAGCAGGGGAAATCTTGTCGTACCAAACCATTGATGCTGATGGCAACAAGCGGTTTCTGAAAGGCGGCAAGATTGAGGGTGGGTTCTATGAGTTGCGTGGCAACCGCAAGATTGTGTTTATCGGTGAGGGGTTTGCCACATGCGCATCGATCCATGAGGCGACAGACTACACCGTGCTGGTGGCGTTTGATTGTGGCAATTTAGCCAAGGTGGCCAAGAGCGCCAAGGAGATGTTCCCAGGCAGCAAGATCATCATCGGTGCAGACAATGACCAGTTCACTGAGGGCAACCCTGGCGTAACGAAAGGCAGAGCAGCTGCTGCACTGGTGTTTGGGGAGATTGTTTACCCATCATTTGGAGAGTCTGACATGGTGGACAACAAGCCAACAGACTTCAATGACCTTCACTGCCTGCAAGGACTAGATGCGGTCAAAGAGCAGATTGAGCGCGTGGCTGGCCCAATGCGTGACAAGTTGGCATTTGAGTTTTCCAGAATTGATAGTTTGGAACTTAGCCAGATTAACTGGATCGTAGATGACTACATTGAGAGCGATAGCCTGGCACAAGTGTTCGGTGATCCAGGCGGCGGTAAGAGTTTTGTCAGCATCGACTTGGCCTGCTGCGTGGCGACTGGCCGGCCATGGCATGGCCATGAGGTCAAGCAGGGTTCTGTGTTCTACATTGCCGGCGAAGGCCACAACGGGCTTGCCAGGCGGTTTAAGGCATGGCAACTAGGCAATGGCCAGACCCTTGATGGGGCGCCACTGTACAAGAGCCACCGTGCGGCGCAGCTGTATGACGCGACGGAGGCGGCAGTGGTGGCAGAGGCCATCAAAGAGTTGTCACAGCAGGCAGGCACTGTGCCAAGCATGATCATCATTGACACACTGGCCAGAAACCATGGCGGGGACGAAAACAGCACACAGGACATGAATGCGTTCATTCAGCACCTTGACACCTACTTGCGCCAACCTTGGAAGTGCTGTGTTCTGGTGGTTCACCACTCAGGCGTGGCTGACAAGGATCGGTCTAGGGGTAGCACGGCCCTGAAGGGCGCACTGGATGCGGAGTACCGCTGCCAGTTGGATGCAGGCACAAAAACCATTGCGTTTGAATCCAAAAAGATGAAGGACGCAGAGATGCCTGCGCCAAAGAATTTTCAGATCACACAGGTTGATTTGCCCATCCAAGACAAGCATGGCTTGCCAGTTAAGGGTGCATACCTGACGGCAGTGGACATCAGTGGGCTGATGGGGAATATCCAAAAGAGAACCATTCTGTCAGGCAACCAGCGCATTGCTCTGAACTGTTTGGTGGCCATTGAAGCCAAGCGGGCCAGTGACGGGATTGAGGGTTTTGCTGCCATGGTGGACTATGACGAGTGGCGCGATTCTGCCAAAAGCCATGGTTTAAATGCCAGAAGGTTTAAAGAAACATTGGAAGCGTTGATCAAAAAATCCATGGTTTTGGAGAACTCAGAGATGTACCGAACTGTACCGAAATGTACCGAAATCGGTACAGAACGTACTGTGGCTTGATGTACCGATCCATGTACCGATATGTACCGATTTGTACCGATTTGTACCGATGCAAACCCCCTCTGGTGTACCGAAACGTACCGAACGTATCTACAGATACGTTCAGGTTCGGTACAAAAAGGGTTTCGGTACATGCCGGCGGGTTTTGGGGTGGTTTTGGTGGGTTAGGAATTGATGGGGATGGTGGCCATGATTGAAGTTGAAATGGACATGAAAATTGTCAGTGTGGCCAACATGCGGTTGCATTGGGCGGCAAAAGCCAGGCTGGTTAAAAGTCAGCGCCAAAAGACTAGGAATGCGTTGGCGGCTGTTGCGCAGTCCTTTGGTGTGGAAGTGCTGCCGGTTACCGTGGTGTTGACTAGAGTGGCTCCAAGGCAGTTAGATGGGGATAACCTACAGTCTGGGTTTAAAGCAGTCAGGGACGGCGTGGCTGACTGGCTTGGCGTTGATGATGGCAGTAGTCTGGTGGACTGGCAGTATTGTCAACGCTCTGGTGGCCCAAAGGTTTACAAGGTTGAGATTGAGGTGATAGGATGACGGTGTGCGCAGTTGCCATTGCCGCACCTTTGGGGGAAAGCACCGTTGGTGTAAGTACCTCGCTTTTTTAGGAGTTTACAAGTGACTGATAACTTGGCGGTGCAAAAGCACCCTGGCGGTAGACCAGTTGTGTTTGGCATAGATAACCCGTGCTGGCAGACCATGTGCCAGCAGATCGCAGAAGGCAAGAGTTTAAGCAGCGTGCTTAGATCCAATGACGGGATGCCTTCGTATCACTGCGTCATGTTGATGATTAAAAATAACCCTGAGTTTCGGGGAATGTACGAGAAGGCCATTGAAAGCCGCGCAGACCGCTTGGCTGAAGAGATCCTAGAGTTGGCTGACGAACAGATGCCAGACGGCCTTGAAGGCCCGTTAGCGAGCGCGTGGGTACAACAGAAGCGTATGCAAGTAGATGCACGCAAGTGGGTTGCAAGCAAGTTGAAGCCTAAAGTTTATGGTGATCGCATTGATGTTGCGGTTACTGACAACCGGATAAGCGTCATGGATGCGCTTAAAGAAGCAAAGCAGCGCGTGCTGAATGACGATAGCAACGTGGTTGATGTTGCGGTTAAGGAAACGTAATACGGCAAGGTTATGCGCTTTTTGCATAGATTTTTGCGAACTACGCACGTGCGCGGCCAGCGTTGCACAAACGCAACAAAACATGCAGAAAATACGTTTCTACTTTATACAGTGTCCATTATGTTAAGTTGACCCTAAGTTATGCACAGATTTAAGATAGCTAAAGCATTACAAATAAAGTTATCAACAAGCAACTGTGGACAATTGTGCATAACTGCCTGTGGACAAGCGCCCATGGCCTGCCACCGATGGCTGAGGGGAGGGGTAGGGCCGGCGCGAAAGGGCCACGGGAACGGTAGCCCCGCAAACATTTTTATTTTATTTTTTTAAAAAATCATTTACCATCTGCGCATGCCCAAATACAACGCCCTTGCAGACCGGCCAGCGAACATGCTGGCTTACCCTGACACTCTGAGCGCAACCCCGCGCAATGAGTATCTTGGCGCACTGGCTGACCTGATAGCGCAGAGTTATTCACCCCAGCGCACACAGCAGATGCAGGGCACGGCGCGGTTCCTATCGATGCCGGCAATCAACCAGACACTGGATCGCCTGTCCTATGGCGAACCCCTAACCACTGGCGCCGGAGGATTAGGCGGCACGACACGCATCAGGCCAGAAGCCCTAGAGGCCGGCATGGCCGTAGCACCTATGGCGCAACCTACCACCATGGCGACATTGCAGGCAGCAAGGGCGGCAAGGCAGGCAGCCCTGCAAGCAGGCAGAGCCGGTGAGCGTTATGCTGAGAGGGTAGTGCCAGGCATTATGGAGCGTGGTGGGTTGCCTGCTGAGATGTTGCAGGGTATGGCGCAAGGCACGCAAAGTCAGATTTTTGTTGGCCCTACTTCTAAGACGTGGAATCAGGTTGCCGCAAATAAAGCGTTAGAAATGGAAAAGTCTGGCGCAAAACCTGAAGAAATTTGGGCGGCCACTGGCACGTTCAGGGGGCCGGAAGGCAAATTGAGGCAAGAGATTAGTGATGCTAATTCAATGCCTGGCCACAAACTTTATTCTTGGGGTGAAGCAACAGATTTACAAAGAGGAAATTCAACCGTAGTACGCAGGCAAAAGGCTTTGTTGCATCCAGAACTATCGGCAGCATATCCCGACACCAAAAATATTGGTGTCTTTTTAAAGCCTGGCCGAAAAGGCGGATATTACGAAACCGAAAGGGACAATATTGGTGTCCCTATTAGTGAAAATGGGGCTGTAAATAGATCAACAATGTTGCATGAACTTCAACACGCTGTTCAACAAAGAGAAGGTTTTGCAGGCGGTGGTGATCCACAAACAATGATTTTGACGCTTGAAGAAATTGCAAAACAAAAAAGAGAGCAAGCACAAGAAATGTTTAGGATGTCTAGCGCCAATGACCCGCTTGACCCAACAAAGATTGTCAAGCCTGGCGCCCGCAAAAAAGGTTTAAAACTTGAAAAAGAAGCGCGTGAATTAGATGAAAAAGCGTTACTTGCTTATCACAGCGAACAAGCAAAATTTGATTTGTATCAGCGTCTTGCCGGCGAAGCCGAAGCCAGAGCAGTGCAAACTCGCATGAACATGACGTCTCAAGAGCGCATGGCCACTTTTCCCTATCAAAGCTACGATGTGCCGCTTAATCAGTTGATCGTCAGAACCCGTTAATGCAAACCACGATCTACAAACCCGAAGACGAACAAGAGTTAATGGCCACTTTGTGGACGCCGGCAATAGCCGACGATCCCGAAGCCTTCGTGCTGTTTGCCTTCCCTTGGGGCCAAGAGAACACGCCCCTTCAAAACTTCAAAGGCCCCCGCAAGTGGCAGCGCGAAGTGCTGCGCGAGATTGCAGCCCACATCAAGCGCCAGCAAGGCCGCATAGACTTTGAAACCCTTCGGCACGCCGTCTCATCTGGCCGTGGTATTGGCAAATCTGCCCTCGTGTCCTGGCTTACCATCTGGATGCTCTCTACCCGCATTGGCTCAACAACGATCA